ATCGCCATAGATATTTAATAATACTGGCTTTGAGATACCCTCTAAATTGTTCTGGACTAAGACTGCTTTTGATAGCATCAATACATTCAACACCGCCAAACTTATAATGTTCTGGATCAATCTTGCTCATGCTTTACCTCTCTGTTTAGGATAATTAAAAACATCTAACTTAGAATTATTCTTAAAAAATATTCTATTTAATTTTTTTGTTTCCCTTTTATCTTTTCCTAAAATATAAGCGTATTTATGTTTTTTGACAGAAATTCTACTTTGACATCTCTTTTTATGTTCTTGTCTTTCATTTTTCAACATCTCTTGAATTTCATCTGGTATGGCTATCCAATCTACTTTTCTATATTGGTTTTTACTTCCTACATATTTATACCACTCTTGTTGCCACTCAATGCCTAATTGTTTTGCATACCTTACAATTTGGCTTCTATCATTAAAACCAACATCTCCAAACCAACCTCTGTTTAAATTATCTGGATCTAAATACTGCTTACTAGAGCCAAATCTTTGCCCTAAATAATAAAAATTACACGCTTGATAAATTGTGCCTAACTCTTTTGCTTCTGGATCGGAATAAGCAGTAAAAATTCTAAACTCTGTGTTTTTTACCATGTATTTAATAGACTTCATCAAAAGCCAAGAAGCTGTGTTTATTGGCGACCATGAGATACAAGCACCTCTAGCTATTAATTTTTCTTTATTTTTATATTCAACACCAAGTAAATTAGAAAAAGCATTAGGTGTTGCCATAACTATTACACCTACTAAAACTCCTTTCCACCTAGCAGTAAATCTATGAGTAATTGACATTGGCATTTTGCCTAACCACTCATGCCTTTCTATAAATTTTTTAATTTCTGCACATTTATTTTTTTCTTCTGATGCAACATATTCAAAAGTAAAATCAGATACTTTAATTAAACTTGCTTCTTTTTTGCTCAATCCTGTAATTATTAAATCTTGCTCTAAATTTTTAAGTCTAATGTCATATTGCCAACAATGTTCTTTGTCATAATTTTTGAATCTATCTACAGGATTCATTACTTCGTGTTTGGTTTCAAAAAAATCAATTTGTTTGCTCATCTTTCTCCTTTTTCT